AACCGAAGCTCATTTCCGAAACGTCCCGCCGCGCAATCGAGGCTGCCAGGTCCCGCGCGTATTGCGTGTCCGGCGGCTGGATGGAAGTGAACAATCCCACTTCGTCCTCGCGCAGCTCCAGGGTGCCGGATTTCGTGCGTCCCAGAATCAGGTTGGCGTCATGGTTGAATAGCGCCCGCACGTCGTCCCGCCCGATGGCTTCGGTGAATGCCCCGCGCGCCACTTCCTCGGTCATGCCTCCCAGGTCCGTACTCTGCCCAAACACCGCAGCGTGGCCCTCGATCCGCAACTGCCCACCGTCGTCTCTCGACAGCCGGAATTCCGGCACCGCAAATGCCCGGTACTCGATGTCTCTCACTGCACACCCCCGCTCAGATATTCGGCCAGGAAGTCCCTGCACGCTGCGCTGAGGGTGCCGGCTTCCCCCGGCCCTGCGGCCTCCGCCATCGCAATCACGCGCTCGAAACCCTCGGCCTTAAACACCGGATACTCCCCCGCTATCCGCCGCACCGCTGCCTGCACTTCGGACACGTATTTCTGCGCATCCCCGGGAAACTTCCGCCCAATCGCAGCTATTGCCAGGCATGTTTTGTCCGCGCAGCGCCTGGCCTCCTGCCTCAGCAGCCGCCCGGCGAGGCCCTCCCCGGACCCTCCGCCAGCCGCCGCGGGTTCCTTCCCCACCGCGTCGAGGGTGTCCAGTTGCGAAGCCATGATCAGCGGCGTATCGGCCTGCGGCAGCGGCGACGGGTCGCGGTCCTCGAGATTCCGCCATTCGTTCACCGTCAGGGCCCCATTCTGCAGCTCGGTCTGGTTGGCCGTCGCGCGCGATAGTTTGTCCCCGCGCAGCAAGCCCTCCAAATTGAATTTGAAAAAAAGCCGATTCTCCCCCTGCCGCCGTTCTCGCGGCAGCAGCTTGCGCTCCAGTTCCTGCTCCCACAGAAAGAACCACGGCAGCAGCGTGTGCTTCACATAGATGAGCTCGAATTGCTCCACGCTGGCATACGTCGAGGTCTTGTCCCCTGCGGCCAGCAGATGCAGCGGCACGCCGTAAATCCGCGCCGCGTCCGCCACCTGCATTTCCCGCAATTCCCTGGCCTGCGCTTTGTCCAGGTCCATGCCCGCCTGTTTCCAGCTCAGACCAGGTTTCAGGATCAGCGGGCGCCAGAAATTGCTGAGTCCTCCGAATTTTTCCTGCACCGCCTTGCGCAGGTTTTCGACTTCTTTATCGTTCAGCGCCGAGCCTGCGGCCTGCTCGATTACCGCGCTGTGCTGCATCCCCTGGCCGAAAAATTTCGCCGTGCTTTCCTCGGCCGCAATCCCCAGCCCGATGGAACGCCGGCCCAGACGTACCGGCGACTCCCCGGTAATCCCGTCCCAGCTCAGCCACGGCAGGTGCAGCACGTCCCGCGGCTGGATGTCTATTTCCGACCCGTCGTCGCCGCGCGTCCTGTAGAACAGGCCCCGCTTGTCCACCAGCGTCTGCGTGTGTTCCGGCGCCAGCGGCAGCAGCGCCCGTGGCCGCAGCGTCAGCGCCTCGCGCTCGATGAACGCATACCCGTTGCCCCAGGTGAGGGCGTGCAGTTGCAGCACCGCCCGCCATACTGCGGAAGTCATCATCTCGTTGGGCTCGGCATGCACCAGCCAGTGCACCGGGTCGTCGCGCAAAATTCGCTTCTGTCGCTCACCGGTCTGCTCCATCAGGTTCAGCGGCACCGACGAAAGCGCTTCGCAGATCAGGCGCACCGCGCGCAGCGCCGGGGTGTTTTCGAGCGCGTTGCGCGGCCCTACGGAAACCCCGGAGCTCGTCCTGCTGCTGCCCAGGGCCTCGAACAGCCACGGCTGCGGCGTACGCAGGTTCGACAAAAATTCCGAACTGCGCTTTTCCAGGTGCCCGATTAATCCCATGTTATCTTCGCGCCATCCAGCCGATGCACCCGAACGCTAGGCCGCAAAAAATCAGCGCCAGCGGCCGCGACCACAGCCACAGCCCGTACCCGATCAGGAACCCCGCCAGAGCGTAGCAAACCCCGCGGAATGCCTCGCTCACAGCAGCATCCCCCCGCGCACCGCATTCCCCGCATCCGCCAGCAGCGCTGCGCGTCCCAGGGCCATGGCCAGAGCCACCATGCCGTCAATCCGCTCCGTGCTTTTTGCTTTGTCGAACTTCATGTTGCCCGCCGGATCGCGGCTGATGGCGATGTTTCGAAAATTCCATCGCGCTACAGGATGCCCGCCGTGTTCCACCCGCCGGCCCAGCACCGCCTTCTCCACTTCTTTCACCGCCGGGTTCATCCCCAGATAGCCTTGTCCGTGCTTCAAAACCTCGAGCCCCTCGCCGCCCAGCGCCGTCATCAGCCACGAAGTTTCCCAGCGGTCGACGGCAATTTCCCGCATCGGATACGCCTGGTGCAGCGCCAGGATGTCCCGGTACACCCACTCCTGGTTCACTACGTTCCCTGGCGTCAGATGCAGCCATGCCGGGCATCCCAGCGGGTCTCCCCCCGCCGGGCAATGACACGCGCGGGACCACTGGTCGTACCACACGCGGTCGCGCTTCACCCGCTCGGCAACGTTATCCGCCGGCATCCAGAACCGGAACAGGGCGCGGAACAGGGGCGCTGCGGCCGCGGGAGGAATCGCGGCCGCAGGTTGTCCCGCAGCATCCGGCTCAGGTCCCGGTTCCTGCGGGATTGGGGGGAATGGCGGAAGGGTTGAGCCTTCCGCCGGCGGGAACACCAGCGCCAGCGCCGTCAAGTCCTGCGTGGTCGAAACGTCCAGCCCTGCTGTGCATGCCTGCCCGCGCAGCGCCGCCGCCAGCTCCGCGGCCGTTCGCGGCCCCGCGCAGGCATCCCACTGCGCCACCGGTATCCACCGCGTCACCTGCTCGGTGCGCAGGTTCAGGTGGAGGCGCTTGAACATATTTTCGCGCGAGGCATCCGCAGCGGCGCGCTCCGCAGCCTCCCGGATCTGCTCCGGCTTCACGCTCACTCCGTAGTTGGGGTTGGCTTTGCGCCAGGTGCTCTCCAGCTTCCAGTCGTCGTCCTCGCCAGCCTCGAAGATTACCGCCAGATAATGCTGGTCCGCGTTGGTTCCCTCCAGCACCGCCCTGGCGTATTCGTATTCCCGGTTGCAGACCGATTTGCGCTTGATGTCCGCGGTTGTGGCAAAAATAATCAGCGGCTGCCGGCGCGAGACCCCGCCGGTGGTCATGGCCTGGTACAGGGCGTCGTCCTTCTGCGTGTGCAGCTCGTCAAACCCCACCCCATGCGGGTTCTTGCCGTGTTTGCCGGGCGCGTCGGACGACAGCGCCTGGTAGGTGCTCTGCGTCGCGGGAATCTCCATGGCCCCGCGGAACACTTGCGTCCGCCACAGCAGCACGTCGCTGGCCTGCACCATGGACCGCGAAACATTGAAGCACACCTTGGCCTGGTCACGGTCCCCGGCCACGTTGTAGATTTCCGCCCCCGGCTCCCCGTCAATGAAGAACAGGCACAGCAGCAGTACCGCCTGGAACGCCGTCTTGCCGTTTTTTCTTGGGATGTACAGGAACACAGTTCTGAATCTCCGCGTCCCGTCGGGACGCTTCCACCCGAAAATTGCCAGAGTCACGTCCTTCTGCCAGTCTTCCAGCAGGAATGGCTGCCCGGCCCACTCCCCCTTCACGTGCGTCAGACAGCGCTCGATGAACCGCACGCTGCGTTCGCCCGCCGCCGCGTCATACCAGAATTCCCCGTCGCGCCACACTCCCGCAGCATCGCGCCACGCCTTCCGCGCATACGGCGGCGGTCGGCTATCAGACCGTGCTCCCGCGGAGTCCTGCCACTTCACTCCTTGAAGAATTCTCTGACCAATTCCTCCGTGGCCTCGGGCACCGCCTCGGGCGTTCCCAGGCGCCGCCGGCTTGCCGGCGTGGCTCCGTTTTCGATTTCGAGAGCCCGCAGGTCCTTGTCCATTTCCAGCAGGATCATCCACGCCGGATGCTTCTTCAGCTCCCCGGTCTTTGCGCTGCCCTGGAACAGCCCTTCTGCCCGCACGCGCTCCAGCGCGGTCAGCCACAGCGCCATCAGAACGCAATAGCGCCCGAACTGGTTTACGTCCAGGCGCGTGTGGATTTTCAGCCGCAGGCGCTCCGGCACCAGCGCGTTCCACTCCGCCAGCGCCACTTTGTCCGCCCGCACCCACGGCGGCGCCTCCGGCCCCGCCGCTGCAGGCCTGATGTCTCTGCGCCCCTTGCGCTTCCCCGCGTTTCCGCTGCCCTTCTGTTGCGCCCCTGATTTGGGTCTCCGTCCGGCCATGGCCCTATTGCAGAAGCTCGTTCCGCAATTCGAAATCGCTGATGTGTTCCTGCGGCCCGCGCGCCATCCGCCGCTCCATTTCCTTCCCATCCGGCAGCAGCTTCCCGCCGTGCCACACCACCTGCCGCCCCGCTCGGCGGTCCGCCTGGCAGCTCCCGCAGAACCGGCTGCCCTGCGCCCTTCTGCGGTCGCACCCCTGCACCGCGCAAGCCCCGGGAACAAACAGCCGCGCGAACCCTTCTCGCGCGCTGCGTTCCAGTCTCGCGGACTCAGACGCCGCCTGGCCGCCCCTGCTCTGCACCCTGTTCACTTCGCTCCCTCGACGTCTTGCTGTTGTGGCAGCGCTCGCACAATGCCTGGTGGTTCGCTGCATCCCAGAACCGCGCGTCCTGCGCACCCGCCACCGGCAGGATGTGGTCCACCCGCGTCGCGGGAACCAGGAATCCGCCGGCCTTGCACTTCGACCACTCCGTGAATCCCGCGGCCAGCCGCGCCTGCCCCGGCCGCATCCCGCACAGGGGATAGCGCGCCAGAAATCTTTCGCGGTAATCCCGCCAGCGCGACCCGTATCCCCGCTGCGCTGAATTCCCCCGCCGCGCGCGGTCCTCGTCCCCGGCCTGTTTCCGGTGCGCCGCGCAAAAACGCACGCCGCTCTCCACCAGCGCCGCGCAGCCCCGGCAGCTGCACGCCTTCTTCGGCGCGTATGCAGCCCTCAGCCAGCGCCCCGTCGGAGTGCCCCCCGAATGGACAAACCCTATCATCCGCTCCCGTGGCGCAGCGATTTCCACTCTTCGAGAATTTTCTGCGCCCGGCGGCTCCCGCTGGCCAGCTCGTCGAGAAATGCGTAGTAGGCGCACCCGAGAATCTTGCGGTAGCCATGCACCGAAACTTTTCGCCCATTCCCGCGCGTCTTGTGCGTCGTGCGCACCTCCGGGCACGGCGGAGACGGCCGGAACCCTTCCCCCAGCGCCGCGGGCAGCCGATAGCGCGCATACACTGGCAGCGTCATCCGCCCGCACTGCGTGCGTACCCGGCGCTCCCCGCGCTGCTCGATCCGCGTCCCGCGCGCCGCCGTCCCGCCGGCGCGCGACTCCGCCAGCAGCGTCAGCACCTCTTCGCGCGCCGCCACCCGCCGCCGCCCCGCTACCACGTCAAAAAACAGCACGGGGTCCAGCGTTCCGGGCGGGATGAAAAATGTTTTTGTGTGTGGCAAGTTTTTCGCCATCCGCTGCCGGCGGACGGCATCTCAGAAGTGCGCCGCCGGAGCCCGCCAAGGCGGGCAGACACTTCTCCGACGACGCGGCGAGCCTTATTTTCGATTCGGCTCAGAACCCTGTTTTACGCCGGGCTGCGCGTTTGCTTGGACTTCAGTGTTTGCTGCTTACCCTTGCAGTTTTGCCTGGCAGGTACTAGCGGTCAACTGTTTTCTCCGCTAATGGCAACATTAGCGGAGATTGTTTCGGCCCGGCCTTCAGGGCTTCACAGGTAGGGTTGCCCGGGCGCTACGCCGCTCGGCGCCGCCGGGTCGCCGGGCTCCGGCAGGCAGGCCCACACCAGCGCCACCACCCAGCCGATGAATGTCCACCCCAGGAAGAAGTTCAGCACGAAAATCGCTGCGGCCGCGCGCTTCTTGTGACCCACAAACGCCGGCAAGAAATACACCGCCAGCACCAGCCCAAAAACAATAATGGTCCCCATCGCTCCCTCCTTCCCCGGCCCCGACCATCAGGGCGCCCTGAGGCGGCCATCAGGCCGGGCTGAGGCTGCGGGTCAGCCGAATGCCCTGCCCGCACTTGCAAATGCCGTTTCGAAACACGTGCCGCTTCCCGGGATTGTAATGCGCGCAGATGCGCCCCTTGCCGTCTAACGCTGGATATTTGCGGCCACGCTGGTTCCCGCGCAACTCCTTCCCGCGGGCCAGACGCAGGCACTCGGCGCATCGCATTGCGCGCTGCCCGTGGATCGCGCACGTCTTCAATTCTGCCCCATTTGCCGCTCGCGCATCTTCTTGAAGTCATCGTTCATCTTCTCTAGTGCCTCCTTCCGTCGGTTGTCAGCCCAGCAGTCATATTCTTCCTCTCGCTTCTGCGCCTTTTTAATTGCAGCCACACCTAACAGGCCCCAGAAAATAATGCACATTGTTCTCTCCTCCTTTTCCACAGGCCCCATTACTTTTATTGCCCCCCCCACCTGGATCGCGCACGTCTTCATCTCTGCCCCTTCGTCCCGGCCGCGCCTCATCCCGCCGGCTGTTATTCATCGCGCGGGGCTTCATCTTTCACTTCGATACTTCCCTGCGATGTTCGCAACGTTTCAAATGTCGGCGCTATTGTTTCAAACACTTCGCCTTCCGGCGTGCGCGCCCAATTATCGCTCTCAACAAAGATTTCAAAAAGCCGACTGTATTCATCGAAGGTTATCCCGATGCAGCGAACATCGTCGGGCAAATCGCTTTTGTATCCACCATGTCTTTTCAGTAGTTCGCTTACAGTGGAAGGGCTTGCTAGTATTTTTCTAACGCCCATTGTCCCCCCTGGCCCGATCAAACCCGCACGCGGTGCCCGGCGCGGCACCGACGATGTGTCCGCGATTCAATTTCTTGCAGCGATAAAATTTCTGTGTTCGCATCTCGGTTCCTGGAGTCATCGGTGTTTCCCCTTTACCTTCAATCTACAATCCAGACGCGGACTGACGGCCGAAACCCCGAATCCACCGGATGGCCGCGGCCAGGTCCCCGTTGCTCTCTTGGTTCGACTCCGGCCCGACCTCGAAGTCCGGCACGCCGAACTCGCGGTCATACGTTGGCCGCGCGGTGTGTGCCGCGAATCGGATGCGCAGGTCCTGCCCGGCGCCTCTCAGGGTGACGTAGCAGGCTTCGCTCGAATTGCTGCTGGTCAGGCGCGCGTCCCACCCGAAAGACTCCGCGGCATTTTTGAATTGCTTGGCCATGGCCCGGGTCTCATCGGCGAGTTCCCGGCGACCACGGCGCGCCAGGCAGGAATCGCAGACCGAGTCCTCTGCGTTGAGTGGCTCGAAAACTTCCTCGCCATCCTCGTTTATCACCAGATGACCCTCGACCGTGACCACGACGCGCCCGCAGTCATTGCACGACTCCTCGCCCCAAGCTGTTTCGGTCATCAGAATCTCCTCGATGGCATTCCCCTTTTAGGGCAGATACTCGCCTGTTTCGACGTGTTTGAAGATGGCGCGCCCGTCGCGGGTTCCCATGTACATCCAATTTCCGACGAACAAGCGACCCGCCTCTGGCTTTGCAGTGAGCCGTCCAAACACAACGGCATCCAGAAAAGCCTTGTATTCACCTTTGAGCTCGATGTGTTTGAGCTTGTTCTTGGGCATGTTGTTGTCCTCCTCACCGCTCGATGGTTTTGTGTTCCAGGCCCAGGAGTTGCCGCGCCTCATCCCGCCGCTCGTTATTCATTGCCCTGGCTGCTCCGTTGACAACGCCAGCAGTGAGGTCGCTGTCCGAG